CTTTTGATTAGGGTTATAGTCCCAAACCAGCTACAAAGCTGGAGGTGGAGCTTCCTCAAAGTACATGCGAGGAAGTCCGGTGAAGAAATAGACCTGAAAATCTTCACCTGCGGCGACATGGAGGTCGACAACTGATGTTGATCCTTCGGAAGAATCTGATACACCTGCTAGGTCAATCCTGTAGTCCCATCCAGCAGCAATGAAGGATGGTCCAGTATAGTTCTCTGGTTTTCCAGGAACAAACCTATAGTCTGAATAAAATGGATTTTCGAACTCCAAATTCTCATTTATGGAACCCATCGTGAGAACTTGACCATTGTACCCAGAAAATGGCTTATAGGGTGCAGGTAGACCGAGTATACCAGTCGACATAACAGCATTTTCTCTAGCCTGGCTCAAAGTTGTAAAGCTAGGCGTATCCACAGAACTCTGTAGATAACTGGGTGTGGAGAAACCCTGTTTAGCTCGCTGCACCATTAGAAAGTCATTACGACTAGTGGCACCACGTGGAATAAATTTATAACGAATAGATCCACGCCATCCTTGGAACGCATTTCTTACCCAATGTAAAAGAACTGTATTACAGTAATTATAAAAGGTAAATGCAGCTGTCTCATCAACAGCTCCAGCTACATTGCCCCTTAAATAAGGGAAATGTGGAAATCGTCCAACTAAGGTTTGAGGTGTTGCACTAACCATCGCCAAGTTCGTAAACAGGTTATACCTCTTAAGCATCGTCCGAAACGATGTTATGGCTTCGCCTGTAAAGACCTTGTTGATGTCAGGACTAGGGGCCGCATCCATGCCAACAATTGTTGACATTTCTTGTTGCGGTGCGCTAGGTTCTGATGTATTTTGACTCTCAGGTACTATGCTTGTGTCCATGCCTGATTGTGGAACAAAATTGTCAGGCTCTGAACCAGATTGAGGTTTGAAAACGAATTTCTGAAAATGGTCTTCAGGAATGAAGACTTCAAAATCGTCTCCCATTGATACGAACACATTAACCTCAATATCATTATTCACCGTGGAATTTGGTGTGGTAAGTTCGTTAACGACGTAAACGCCTAGAACTCCATTACCAGCTTCTTTAAAAGTATACGGTGTAGTGGAATACATTTGGGCAACAGAATCGTATCCCGGATAATGATGGCTCAATAAGGTCTTTGCTTGACCAAGTCCAACTTCGATTGTAAAATCTTGCTCTTCAGCGATATCTACAATGCGCAAATAATTTGTGTTGTACTCATTAGTTGCGAAGAAGTTCGGGTCATAAACAAATTTTAGCCTGCCCTTGTGGAATGAAGAACAAACAACTTGAAATCGAAATTTCATTGTCCCTGTCCACTTCTGAAATGGCAGTGCGGCGAACGCACATGCTGGGAAATGGAAAGATTTTGGGGGACCTTCATCTTCAGCCCATATAACTGGATCAACACGGGCATTCCACAAGAGTGTCTCCGGTGACGTCCCTATATTCCAAGAAAATTTTGTCAAGTAAGACTCACGTTTGGCAATTTCTCGGATATTCAAAGGATCTACACCACCTAAGCCAGCGATCCTCGGATCGATAGTCAACTCCTGTTTGTCATCTACAGTCATCTTTAGCGACGTATCAGGAACGTTCGTCAACGCAAGAGAACTAATCGGAGTTGGCCTTAAGGGCTCTGGGTTCTTGGTTACCGGAGGACGACAGTATCCAAACATTTTGGCTATAGAACCTACAGTGTCTGCGGCCATCTGTGTGGCCGTAGCAAAAGGTCCTATATAGGGTACTTTGGTTAAGTAACTAGCCCATTTGGAAACTACTGTCGCGGGTTTACTGATCATTCCTTTCTGATTGGCTTCATCAATCTCGCCTGATTGCATTTCAAACTCATCTTGCTCTTCACCACTCTGAGGAGTGATTGTATCTGGTTCAACAGAGGTCAGAACCGACATGGATACATCTTCCGCCCAAGCAAATACACTAATAGTGACTAAATCGTCAGCACCATTGGCATGCTTGAGATCATTCAGAG